GGGCGCGCCAGCCGCCGCGCGCGCGACCTCGCGGCCATCCATGTGAGCGCCAAAAAGCTCGGCATGGATCGCGGCACGTACGAGGCGATGCTCATGCGTACCTGCGCGGTGCGCTCGGCGGCCGACCTGACCGCCAACGGCCGTGCCAAGGTGCTGGCCGAGCTGCGCCGCCTGGGCGCGCCGCGCGATCCCAAGCGCGGCCGGCCCGGCAACATCGGCACCGAGCCGATGATCCGCAAGATCGAGGCGCTGCTGGCCGAGCTGAAGGCGCCGTGGTCGTATGCCGATGCGATCGCGCAGCGCATGCACGGCATCGCCTTCGTCGCGTGGGTGCGGCGGCCAGATCAACTGCGCGCGATCATCGCGGCGCTCGATGCGCGGCGGCTCAAGCTCGCGAAACTGGAGAAGGTCGATGGGTGATGCCCTCGTCCTCTTCGCGATCGTGGTGCTGGTCGGCGGCTCAGGGTTCATGGGCGTGTTGCTGGCCGATCGCTTCATCACCAACCGCCGCCGCGCCAAGGAACCAGCGGCGGACCCGGCGCTCTTTGCCGCGGTGCAAGTCGAGGTGTTCGGCGCCAGCACGCGCACGACCATCCTGGTCGATCGCGCCAAGCTCGAATTGCTGGCCAACGGCTTGGGCATGACGCTGGTGCCGCTGACGACGATGCGGGTGCAGTGATGCGCGTGTGCTGCCCCGCGTGCGGTGAGAGTTACCCGGTCGAGGCCGGCATGGCCGATGCCGACGGCAAGCGGTTGGCCGCGCTGTTGGCGGAAATGGAGCCAGTGCTCGGCCGCGCGGTGCTCGGCTACCTGCGGCTGTTCAAGCCGCAGCGGAGCGCGCTGCGCACGACGCGCGCGATCCGCATCGTCGAGGATCTGCTGGCGCTGGTGCGCACGGGGAGCGTGTGCCGCGACGAGCGCGGCGGCCTGCGCCGGCAGGCATCGCCGGCGCTGTGGGCGGCCGGCATCGAGCAGATGCTCGCGCTGCCCGGCAAGCTCACGCTGCCGCTGGCCAATCACCACTACCTGCGCGCGATCGTCTATGGCCTGGCCGACGCGGCCGGCGCCGCCGGCGAGCGTGCGAAAGAAGCGGACCTGCGCGCAGGAAAACGCCGCGCCGGGCCGTCGGACAACGTGATGGCTGAGACGCCGCTGCAAGCGGAGCTGGCGTGGCTGCGCCAGCGGCGTGAGCTGGGCGCGATCAGTGCGGCCGAGTACGAGGAGCAGGCAGCGGCGGCGCTGCGCACGTTCGGAGGCGGTCAGCGATGAGCGATCAGCAGGCATTGCCGATGCAGGACCCCGGCGGCGACTGGGCCGGCGTCGTCGACGTGCCTGAGGACAAGTGGCCGGCGATGCTGGCCACCATCGTCGACGTGCTCACGGCAATGTGGCGGCGCGATGGCGTGGACCTGGACGAGGCGATCACGCGCGCGCAGCGCAGCGCGCTGGCGATCGCCGAACACCAGGGCGGGCGACCGCTGTACCTTCCGCGCGGCGATCGCTTGCGGCAGGCCTTGCGCGATCGCCACATCTACCTGCTGCACCGTGGCAACAACGTCGAACAGCTTGCCGACCGATTTGACCTCACCGTGCGCCACATCCAGCGCATCTACGCCGAACAGCGCGCGATCCAGATCGCCAAGCGCCAACGCCGCCTCTTCGCCGACTAGAGCGACACTCGTCGCATCCGCCCGCATCGCGCGCGCGCGTAACGTCGCCCACTGACCGGGCGCGTCTCCCGCCCGGCCTTCCGCGCCGGGCGGTTCCCTCTCCGTAGCCGCCCGGCGCCTTTCTACGCGAGGGCGCGCAGCATGCAACAGAAATCCCTGTTCGAGGTGGTGTTGACCCGCGTCGCTGGCGCCTGGGCCAGTCTTGGCGCGATGTGGCTGTGGGCCGCGGTGAGCCTGGTGCTGCTCACGGCGGTCGCGCTCATCAACCCCGCCAAGCTCGGCGTGTACGGCTGGCTGGTGTCCAAGCTCAGCATGGCCGCGGTGCTCGGCTTCGGCTTCGACCGGGCGGCTTTCCCCGACGCGCGACCATCGGCGCTCGAAGGCATCGAGCGCGCGATGGCGCAGACGCGGCGCGGCACGATCATCGCAGCCGCGCTGGTTGCCGCGGGGCTGATGCCGTGAGCGCGCTGCTCATCCTGCTCGCGTCGCTGATCCTGATGGTGACGCCAGCGTGGTCAATGGCATCGGCACGCCAGGCCAGCGCGCCATACCGATTCGCTCTGGGCGCGCTGCTGTTCATCGCGTCCACGCATGCATTCGCGCAGGCCGTGCCCGATGCGGCGGCCATGTATCGGCGCCTGGTCGAGTCGGCAGTGACCGACTACTGGCCCGTCGATGGATCGAGCGCGCAGCTTGCCGCGCAGATCCACCAGGAATCGCTATGGCGGCCCAAGGCCGCCTCACGCGCCGGCGCGATCGGCATGGCACAGTTCATGCCGTCGACCGCGCGCTGGATCGCCACGCAGTTCCCGCGCGAGCTGGGGGCGTTCGACCCCTGGGACCCGGCGCAGGCGATTCGCGGCGCCGCGCTCTACGATCGGTGGCTATACGACCGCGTCGCCGGCACCGACGAGTGCGAGCGTTGGGCCTTCGCACTGGCCGCATACAATGGCGGGCTGGGCTGGGTGCAGCGCGACAAGCAGCACGCACAGGCCCACGGCTTCGATTCGCGGCGCTGGTGGGACCACGTCGAGCGCGCGGGTGATCCGCGCCGCGCCTCGTTCAACCTGGCCGAAAACCGCGCCTACGTGCAGCGCATCCTGCGCGTGCTCACGCCGATCTATGTCGATGCCGGCTGGCCCGGCAGGGCGGTGTGCGCGTGAAGGAGCTATGGATGCCGATCGTGCTGCTGGTGCTGCTCATGCTGTGCAGCGCGGTGGCGGGCTATGCGTATGCGCAGCGCAACGCGCGCGATGCGGAGAAGGCTGCCGCCGGCGACGCGGCCGTGTGCGCGGACCAGTTGCGCAGCAAGGCGGAAGCGCTCGATGAGCTGCGCCAGAGGCTGGCCGATCTTGCGCAGCGCCACCGCGACGCGATGACCGCCGCGGAAATCGCGCTCGACGGGCGCGAGGCGCAGATCAAGACGCTGCTGGCCGACCAGGCGGGCCGCGCGCGGGCAATCGAGAGGATGGGCGATGAAAACGACGATGTGGCTGCGCTGCGCCGGCTGGGCGTGCCTGGCGTGCTCGCTGAGCAGCTGTGGCCTGCTGCCCGCGCGGCCGATCCCGCCGCCGCGCACTGAGCTGGTGAGCGTGCCCGTGATTGCCTACCGGCCGCTGCCGGCGACGCTCACGGTGCCGATCCCGCCGCCGCTGCGGCCACCGCTGCGCTGCACGAGCGCCGGCGCGCCGGCCGTGTGCGTGCTCGATGCGCTGGCGACGATCCCGCAGTGGGCGGGCGCGCTGGAGATGTGCAATGCCGACCGCGCGCGGGCGGCGATTTTGGGAGCGAGTGATGGCCATCAAGACTTACAAGCCCGATGAGCTGGCGCTCAAGTGGGAGCACGAGGCGGCGGACCGGCGCCGGATGGCCGAGCGCCCCGGTTACAGCGATCTGGAGCGGCGCATGCTGGCGGCGCAGGCGGTGATCTACGTGGCCTGCGCGCGCGACCTGCGCGAGGCAGGCGCGCGTGGCTGACGACATCGACATGGCGCAGGACCGCGAGCAGCTCGACCGCGAGCTGGCGGTGCGTGCCGCGCGCGGACGCCACGCTGCGGCCGCCGCGGCGCAGGCAGCATTGCCGCCCCCGGACTGCGCGGACTGCGATGGGCCGATCGAGCCGGAGCGCTGGCTGATCCTGCGCGGTTGCACCTCGCGTTGCGCCGCGTGCGCGCAGGTGCATGAGCAGCGCATGCGCGCCTATGCCCCGCAAGCGAGACGAGCATGAACGCGGCGATCGACCTGCAGCTTGCGCTGAGCGTGCTGACGTTCGCAGCGGTGCTTGGGCTGTGGGTGTACCTGTGGCGGCACATCCTGCGCGTCGACCATCTCGACCGCCGGTTGTCGCTGCTGGAGGAGCGCACCGCGGGCATGCGCGAGCGGCATGGCGTGGTGGACAGCCTGGCCGCGCAGGTGGCCGCGCTGCGCGAGCGCGTGGACACGAGCTACCAGCTCATGCGCACGATCCAGACGTACCTGATGGAGGCCAAGCGATGAACCCCTTTACCGAGCGCCTGCGCGAAGACCGCCGCCTGCTGCTGCTGCGCCTGCTCAGCGAGCAGAACGCCTACCGCAGCAACGCCAGCATCCTGCACACCACGCTCTACGCGCTGGGCGTCGCGGCCAGCCGCGACGACGTGCGCACGGACCTCGCCTGGCTCGCCGAGCAGGGTTTGGTGCGCGTCGATGAAATGGCCGCCCACGTCGACGTGGCCACGCTCACCGCGCGCGGCCACGATGTCGTGGTCGGCACGGCGCACGCCCCCGGCGTCAGCCGGCCCGAGCCGCGGTAACGCCGCCGTGGCCACCCGCAAGCGCCGCAGCAACATCAGCCGCCTGCCGGCCGAGCAGCGCGCGTTCGTGGAGCGCTTGCTGCGCGAGGATCGGCTGACGCTGTCGGAAATGTTCGACGCGATCCGTGCGAAGTTCCCGGCTGCCGACGTCAGCCGCAGCGGACTGCACCGCTACCAGGCCAGCTTCGCCGAGCTGACCGCGCGCATGCGCGAGATCGACCGCGCCGCGCAGGCGCTGGTCGGGGAGCTGGGCGAGGGCATCGGCGACAAGGCCGGCCAGCTGCTGGCCAACGCGGTCACCACGCTGGCCACCAACGCTGCGCTGCGTGCGCAGGAGAAGGACGACATCGACGTCGACGAAGTGCGCAAGATGGCCGTCGCGGCCAAGAACGCGCTCGACACGCGGCGCCTCAGCCTGCGCGAGCGCCAGGCACTGCGGCAGGAGGCGCGCGAGGAGCTGCAGCGCGAGCAAGCGGCCCGACTCGACACGATCGTCAAGGAAGCGGGCCTGTCCGACGAGACCGCGGCCACCTTCCGCCGCAAGGTGCTGGGGCTCAAGTGACCACGGCCGCCGCCAAGGACCTGCTCAAGCGCGAACTTCCGGCGGCGATCGCCGGCGAGTTCAGCGCCGCCGCGCCGCCGGTGTTCCTCGACTACCAGGCGCGCTGGGTCGCCGACGACAGCCAGCTCAAGATCGGCGAGAAGAGCCGCCGTATCGGCCTCACCTGGGCCGAGGCCGCCGACGACGTGCTGATTGCCGCGCGCGCCAACGCCGCCGGCGGCATGAACGTCTACTACATCGGCTACAACATGGACATGGCCATCGAGTACATCGAGGCCTGCGCCATGTGGGCGCGCGTTGTGAATGCCGCGGCCGAGGCGATCGAGGAAGGCGAAGAAGTGTTCGTCGAGGGTAACGACGAACGCGCGATCAAGACCTACACCATCCGTTTCGCCAGCGGCTTCCGCATCGTAGCGCTCAGCAGCCGCCCGGCGAACCTGCGCGGCAAGCAGGGCGTGGTGGTGATCGACGAGGCCGCGTTCCACGGCGCGCTCGACGAGCTGCTCAAGGCTGCGCTTGCGCTGCTGATCTGGGGCGGCAAGGTCCGCATCATCTCCACCCACGACGGCGATCAAAACCCGTTCAACGAGCTGTTGAACGAAATCCGTGCCGGCAAGCGCAAGGGGTCCATTCACCGCACCACGTTCCGCGAGGCCGTCGCGGACGGCCTGTACCGGCGCGTGTGCATGCGCCGCGGCATCGAGTGGACGGCGCAGGGCGAAGCCGCGTGGGTGGACGAGGTCTACGCGTTCTACGGCGCCGCCGCCGATGAAGAGCTGGATGTCATCCCGTCGCAGGGCTCGGGCGCCTGGCTCACGACGGCGCTGATCGAGGCGCGCATGGTCGATGCACCGGTGCTGCGCCATACCTGCCCGGTCGGATTCGAGCGCCTGCCCGACGACGAGCGCTACCGGATCGTGCAGGAATGGCTCGACGACGAGGTTGCGCCGCTGCTCACCGCGCTCGACCCGAACCTGCCCAGCGTGTTCGGCCAGGACTTCGGCCGCAGCGGCGACCTCACCGTGGCCGTGCCCGCGCAGATCGAGCAGGACCTGCGCCGCCGCGTGCCGTTCGTGCTGGAGCTGCGCAACATGCCGCACCGCCAGCAGGAGCAGGTCGACAAGTTCGTGATCGGCCGCCTGCCGCGCTTCCAGAAGGGCGCGCTCGATGCGCGCGGCAACGGCCACGCGCTGGCCGAGTTCCTCGCCCAGCACTTCGGCTGGAACCGCATCGAGCTGGTGATGTTCAGCGAGGGCTGGTACCGCGAGCATATGCCGCCGCTCAAGACCGCGTTCGAGGACGGCACCATCGCGTTGCCGCGCGACAAGGACATCCTGGTCGACCTGCGCGCGATCAAGATGATCAAGGGCGTTGCGCGGGTGCCCGACAGCAGAACCACCGGCAAGGACGGCGGCCAGCGCCACGGCGACGCCGGCATCGCGGTCGCGCTGATGCACTACGCCAGCAAGCGCGACGTTGAAATCATCGACTACCACCGCGTCCAACCCGGCGCCGATCTGCCGCGCGCGATCGAAACCGGCGCCGGCTGGCGCACGCAGCGAGGCATTTGGTGATGGCGTGGCTGCTCGACAGGCTCAAGTGGTGGATCGCGCCGCGCGAGATGCAGGCGCTGCATCGCTATCGCGTGGCATGCGCACTCGTGTGGCGGTGGAACGCCGCTATCCGTGGCTCAGCCGAGACGGCTGAATGGATTGGGCAAGTGGGTGAAGGTGCACGCGGCATGGACATCGAGCAATTCCGCGCGCGGCTGACGCTGGAGAAAACGCATGGCAACTAGCCGCATCCTCGGCCCCGACGGCCAGCCGATCCGCCTGTCCTCGCTCACCGAGGAAATCGCCGCGCCCGGGCCGGTCGGCGTGCGCCAGGCCTGGCACCCCTCGGCCGCCGACAACCTCACGCCGACCCGGCTGGCGCAGATCCTCGCCAGTGCCGCCCGCGGCTACGCGCGCGACTACCTGACCCTGGCCGAGGAGATGGAAGAGCGCGACCTGCACTACGCATCCGTGCTCGGCACGCGCAAGCTGGCGCTGATCGGCCTGGACGTGCGCGTGGAAGCCGCCACCGACGCCGCCGCCGACGTGCGCCGCGCCGACGCGGTGCGCGAGCTGGCCACCACGGCCGAGTTCGGCGAACTGGTCGCGCACCTGGTCGACGCCCTCGGCAAGGGCTATGCGGTGGCGGAAATCCTGTGGGACCGCAGCGGCCGCCAGTGGCAGCCGCAGTTCGTGGAGCGCGACGCGCGCTTCTTCCGCTGGGACCAGGACACCGGCCGCGAGCTGCGCCTGCTCGATGATGCCGACCCGGCGCGCGGCCTGCCGCTGCCGCCCTACAAGTTCGTCGTGCACACGCCCAGGATTCGCTCGGGCCTGCCGATCCGGGGCGGACTCGCGCGCCTGGCGGCCGTGTCCTACATGTGCAAGGCGTGGACGTGGCGCGACTGGATGGCGTTCGCCGACATCTACGGCCTGCCCATGCGCGTGGGCACCTATGGCCAGGCGGCCAGCCCGGACGATATCCGCAAGCTCATGGCGGCGGTGGCCAACCTTGGCAGCGACGCCGCGGCGGTGATGCCGGACTCGACCAGGATCACCTTCGAGCAGGCCGCGCAAACCTCCGGCGCCGGCGACTTCTTCGAGAAGCTCGCCGCGTTCTGGGACAAACAGGTGTCGAAGGGCGTGCTCGGCCAAACCATGACCGCCGACGACGGCGCATCGCTGAGCCAGGCGCAGGTGCACCAGGTCGTGCGCCTGGACATCATGACCGCCGACGCGCGCGCGCTCAGCAACACGCTGCAGCGCCAGTTGGTGCGGCCGTACCTTGACCTCAACTTTGGCCCCGGCAGCTACCCGCGCCTGACCATCGTGGTGCCCAAGCCGGAGAACACCGCCGCCCTGGTCGAGGCGCTGTCCAAGCTGGTGCCGCTGGGCCTTGAGGTGGAGCAGAGCGTGGTGCGCGACAAGCTGGGCCTACCGGACCCGGACAAGGGCGCGGTGCTGCTGCGTGCGCCGGCGCCGGCCGCGCCGGGCATGCCTCCGGCGCTCAACCAGGCGACGAATGCGGAGCTGCCGCCGCCCACGCAGGTCGTTGCGGACGGCGCCGCCGACGCGGTGCGCCTCGGTACCGATCGGCTGGCGGAGCAGGCCGCGCCCATCCTCGACGCCTGGCTGGGCGAAGTGCGGGCCCTGCTCGACGAGGCCGGTTCGCTCGAGGCCTTCCGCGACCGCCTGATCGACCTGTACCCACGCCTGCCGCGCGCCGGCCTCGCGCGCGCCG